GCCACAAGATATATGCTGGTAAAGAAAGAGAAACAGATTCTCAGGTAATTATTACAACTTGGCAATCAATCTATAAACTTCCTCGCAAATACTTTAATCGTTTTGGATGTGTAATTGGAGATGAAGCACATCAATTTAAATCAAAGTCATTAATATCTATAATGTCAAAACTTGATAATGCCAAATATCGTTTTGGTTTTACAGGAACTCTTGATGGAACACAAACACATAAATGGGTGTTAGAAGGTTTATTCGGTCCTTCTTATAAAATTATTAAGACTGATGAACTGATGAAGAAAGGTCATGTTGCAACTTTAGATATCAATGTGCTTCTATTGAAACACTCACCAAATAAATTTGAAACATTTGAAGATGAAATACAATATATTATTGGGCATCAAAAGAGAAATAACTTTATTAAAAATCTTGCCCTTGATCTTAAAGGTAATACATTAATTTTATTTGCAAGAGTTGAAGGACACGGTGAACCACTATATAATTTAATACAGGAGAATAATGCAATCACCCAAAGACAAGTATTCTTCGTTCACGGAGGAGTCGCTACAGAAGATAGGGAAGAGGTTCGTTCAATTACAGAAATGGAGAATAACGCAATCATTATTGCCTCTTATGGAACCTTCTCAACAGGAATCAACATTAAGAACCTTCATAATGTCATCTTTGCTTCCCCATCTAAATCTCGAATACGAAACCTTCAATCAATCGGAAGAGTCCTGAGAAAGGGAAACAATAAAACAAAGGCAACTCTATATGATATTGCCGATGATATTAGTTACAAATCAAGAAGAAATTATACACTGAATCACCTAATTGAAAGGATTAAGGTGTATAATGAAGAGAACTTCAACTATGACATAGTTAAAATACCACTGAAAAATTAATGATACAAGATAATGAAGTATGGGTTTTTGATGATTTTATTGAAAAAGAATATCAAGAACAAATTAAAAATGTTTTACTAAGTAGTGAACGTTTTGATGACCAAGAGTTTCCTTGGTATTTTATTGAAGATGTTACTGCAACAGGTGATGATGATAGCCAACATAGACCTGCAATGAGTCATCAGTATGTTGAGTATGTAAGTGATGGTGATTCTGCAGGAGAAATCGTAAGTGATTTTCATGAGATGTTTGTACCTATGCTTCAAAGAGCTGCTTTTAAATTTCGTATGAGATATGTAAATGCACTTCAAGGTCGATCTTTTCTACAATTCCCAACAAATAAAAAAATGAGTGTCGATCTTCCACATATTGATATTTTCAGTCGAAAACATTTAGTTTGTTTATATTATGTTTGTGATAGTGATGGAGATACTATCATTTACAATGAGAGAGAAAGGGAAACTCCTGACGGAGTTTATACAATTAAGGAAAGAGTTACACCAAAACAAGGTCGTGCTGTATTATTTGATGGTTGGTTAATGCACACAGCAGAACAACCCATAAATAATGTTAGATGCATTGTAAATTACAATTTAGACTAATGGGAGAAGAGTTTCACGCTGTTTTAAAATTGATTACAGGAGAGGAAATCTTCTCACTTGTTTCTGTCGATGAGAATGATGGAGACTCAATTATTATGCTTTCTAATCCAGTAATTATGAAGATGATGTCAAGTCCAACTGGACAATATGTTAAAGTTAAACCTTGGTTAGAATTACCAGATCAAGATTTATTTTTAATTAAGTATGATAAGATTGTTACTATGTCAGAAGTAACAGATAAACAAATGATTAGATTTTATACAAGATACTTAAATGAAGATGATATTGATATTGAAATCGATGGTCAAGTATCTTTAAATGATAAGATGGGATTTATAACAACTGTTTCAGATGCTCGCAAGAGCCTTGAGAATATATTTAAGAATAATATAGATAAGCCTAACAACCCTTGAACCTCTACAAAGGTTATTGTACATAAATTTACGTGACTTGTCAAGTCTTATAAAATATGTTATAATATCATTATATTAAGTCAGGTATATGGCAAAGAAAAAATCAGAGCATTATGTAAATAATCGTGAATTACTAGAAGCATTAATTGTTTATCGTGCAGAGGTCAAAGAAGCAGCAGAGAATGATTTACCAAAACCACGTATCACAAATTACTTAGGTTCTTGTTTTTTAAAAATAGCAACACACTTGTCATATAAACCAAACTTTGTGAATTACATGTTTCGTGATGATATGATATCGGACGGGATTGAGAATTGTGTTCAGTATATTCATAACTTTGATCCAGAGAAATCAAGAAACCCATTTGCCTATTTTACTCAGATAATACATTATGCATTTTTAAGAAGAATACAGAAAGAAAAGAAGCAGTTAGAAATTAAAACAAAGATAATTGAAAAGACAGGATTTGAAGAAGTGATGACAGTTGATGATAGTGCAATGGCAGGTAGTAGTTCTGATTATAATACAATTAAAGATAATATCCAGTATAAGTCCTCAAATAGATGAAGTTAGCAATTATTACAGATCAGCACTTTGGTGCAAGGAAAGGTGCTGATTACATACACAAGTATTTCAAAAAGTTTTACGATAACACCTTTTTTCCATACTTGGAGAAAAATAAGATTGATACTGTCGTGGATATGGGTGATACTTTTGATAATCGACGTAATATAGACCTAGCAACGCTTGAGTGGTCAAAGAAAAATTATTATGACAGATTACAAGCAATGGGTATTACTGTCCATACAATCGTTGGTAATCATACTGCATATTATAAAGATACAAATGAAATTAATACAGTAGAACTTTTATTAAAAGAGTATGATAATGTCGTTGTTTATTCAGAACCAACCACTGTAAATCTTGGTGGATTAGATATTTTAATGCTTCCTTGGATAAATGAGGAGAATAAATTACAAACTCTTGAGATGATGGACACTACAAGTGCAGATGTCATTATGGGTCATCTTGAGTTGAATGGATTTGTTGCTACTCGTGGTCATACAATGGAACATGGAATGGATACAAAAATATTTGATAAATTCTATCGTGTTTATTCTGGTCACTATCATACTCGCTCTGACAATGGAAAGATATACTATCTTGGAAATCCTTATGAGATGTTCTGGAACGATGTTCTAGACACAAGAGGATTTCATATCTTTGATACTAAAACAATTGAACACAAACCCGTAAACAATCCTTACAGGTTATTTTACAATATTTACTATGAAGATACCAATTATAAGTTATTTGATACTAGAGAATTTAAAGATAAAATTATAAAAGTAGTAGTTAAGAAGAAAACCGACCAAAAGCAATTTGAAAAGTTTATAGATAAATTATACAACTCTGGTATTCAAGACTTAAAAATAATTGAAAATTTTGTATTAACTGAAAGTGCAGACTTTGAAGTTGAAGAAACTGAGAATACGATAGGTATATTGAATCGCTATATTGATGAATCTGAGTTTGAAGGAGATAAAACTCTCATTAAAGGAATTCTACAGCAAATATACACCGAAGCTTGCGAGGTAGACTAATGTATCTTCTTTCACTTAAAGACAGACGGGACGATGGTGCCTATGCTGTTCTAAATCGCTATGGAGAAAAAGTCCTCTTTATGTTTGAAGAAGAGGATGATGCAGAAAGATATGCTATGATGTTAAATGATGATGAAGACACTGACTTAAATGTTATAGAAATTGAAGATAAGGTTGCCATTCAGACCTGTAAGCTGTATAATTATAAGTACGCTGTGATCACACCGAACGATATAGTCGTTCCACCACCTAAGAATGATAACGTTTCAAAAAATTAGATGGAAGAATTTTCTGTCAACTGGAGACCAGTTTTCAGAAATAGATTTCCAACAAAATGCAACGAATTTGATAGTCGGAACAAACGGTACAGGTAAATCCACTGTGTTGGATGCCTTGACGTTTAGTTTGTTTAATAAACCTTTTCGTAAAATTAATAAATCTCAACTGATAAATGCAACAAATGAGAAAGATTGTTGTGTTGAAGTTGAGTTTGATGTTAGTGGAAGACAATATCTAGTCAGAAGATCGATCAAACCAAATCTATTTGAAATTGAAGTTGATGGTCAAAAGATGCATAAACAAGCAGATGACCGTGCAATGCAAAAGATATTAGAAGAAAATATATTAAAAGTAAACTATAAGTCCTTTACTCAGATAGTAATTCTGGGTAGTAGTGCTTTCGTTCCTTTTATGCAACTGTCAGGAACAAACCGAAGAGAAGTGATTGAAGATTTATTAGATATTCGTATCTTCTCTGCGATGAATGTAATTATTCGTGATAAGATAAGAAAACAGAAGGATGAAATAAGAGTTTTAGATTTGTCAAGAGAGAATGTAAAAGATAAATTGGATATGCAAAAGAAGTTTATTGAAGAGTTAGAGAATCGTGGAAAGGCAAATATTCAAGGGAAAAAAGATAAAATTACAACTCTCCTTGAAGAACAAGATGGTCATGTTTCTACTAATGAAGAGTTAGAACTTGAGGTAACTGGTCTTATAGAGGATCAGGAAAAGGTAACGGGAGCTAATAAAAAGTTACGGACTCTTAACAAATATAAGGGTCAATTAACTCAGAAAGTAGCAACTATAACTAAGGAACATAAGTTCTTCAGTGAAAATGTAACATGTCCTACATGTACTCAAAATATAGAAGAATCGTTTCGTTTAAATAGAATTAATGATGCTCAAACTAAAGCAAAAGAGTTGCAAACTGGTTATCAAGAACTAGAAAAAGCAATTAAAAACGAAGAAGAGAGAGAGCATCTCTTTACCAAACTATCAAAGGAGATTACTAAACTCAATAATGACATTTCTCAAAACAATACTCGGATTTCTGGATGTCAGCGACAGGTCAGAGATCTGGAATCAGAAATTCAAAAACTTACCAATCAACTTGCAAATAGAAATACTGAGGATGAAAAATTAAAAGAGTTTAACCAAAGTCTCCAAAACATTTTTAAAGAACTAGCAGATAAGAAAACCGATATCATGTATCATGATTTCGCATATTCGCTATTGAAAGATGATGGAGTTAAGACAAAAATAATTAAAAAGTATCTACCACTTATCAATCAGCAGGTCAATCGTTACTTGCAGATGATGGATTTTTATAT